CGGGCGAGACGCGCGAGGTGCCGGAGAAGAACAACCACAGCCACATCGCGGATGGCTTCACCTACGGGGTGCGGTACATCCGCAAGGGCGAGTTCAAGGCCGGCCAGCGGATCGAGCGGCCCGTGCCTAGGCACAGGGCGCTGGGCAACTCCTACAACATGCGATGATGCCGGCTATGGCCTATAGTTGCATACTGCGCTAAACTCTCGGCAGTTGACCAAGCCGGGACCACGCCATGCCTCAAAACGCCGCACCCTCCACGCAGCCCAGCGCCACCTCGGCGCTGCAAGCTCCCATCAAGCTGGATGATGTGGCGCTGCGTGCGTTGGGCCAGACGCTGGCGGCGCGCTTCGTCCAATACCGCAACGAGCGCAAGCTGGCCGAGATACGCTGGACGCGCAATGTGCGTCAGTACCTGGGCATCTATGACCCTGAGATCGAGCAGGCCATCGACAAGAACCGCAGCCGGGCCTACCCCAAGGTCACGCGCGTGAAGTGCATCAGCATGCTGTCCCGCCTGACCAACATGATGTTCCAGGCATCCGACAAGAACTGGACCGTGGCCTCCAGCCCCCTGCCCGATCTGACCCAGGAAGACCTCCAAGCGGTGCTCGATGGGCTCACCCAGCAGCAGCCCGACGTGACCAAGATCACCGACGACCAGATCGTCTACGCGATCAAGGAATTCGCCAACAAGCGGGCCGAGAACCTCGAAAAGCTGATCGAAGATCAGCTGGAGGAACTGGGCGGCTCCCACCGCGACAACTACGTGTCCTTGTGCCGCAAGGTGCTGGCCAGCGGCATCCAGTACGGTGCGGGCATCTTGCGCGGGCCATATGTGGACGAGGTGACGCAGCGCTCCTGGCAGATCGCCAACGGCCAGCTGGTGGCGACCGAGAAGCAGGTCTTTCGCCCGGTCTACGAGTTCATCCCGGTGTGGGACTACTACCCGGATATCTCGGCGCGCTCGCTGCGCAACATGGACGGACAGTTCCTACGCCGGATCATGAACCGCCAGAATTTCCTTGAGCTGAAGACCCGGCCCGACTTCTTCCCGGCACAGATCGAGCTGGTGCTGAAGCAGTACCCGAGCGGGAACTACAAGCGTGAGGCCTACGAAACCGAGATTCGCGCCATGGGGCCACAGATCAACACCCCGCAGAACCAGACCGGCAAGTTCGAGTGCATCGTCTGGGATGGTATGGTGCAGGGCGAGGAACTGGCGCGCATCGGCGTCAACGTGCCGGAAAAGTACCTGAACGATGCGGTGCTGGCCCAGGTCTGGATGGTCGAGGGCCAAGTCATCAAAGCTGAGGTGAACCCTTGGGTGACGCTGGTGAACGACCAGCGCGATATCCAGAACTATCACCACTTCATCTTCGAGGAAGACGAGAGCTTCATCCTCGGCAACGGCCTGCCCAACATCATGCGCGACAGCCAGCTGGGCATCTGCGCAGCCACCCGCATCCTGCTGGATAACGCCAGTGTGCAGCGCGTCTTCGAGCTGGACATGTCGCTGGCAGCCCGCGGCCAGGATATCACCGGGATCAACCCCGACCAGATTTTCTACCGGGACGATGACGACCCGGCCAAGGCCAACATGCCGATGATCCGCCCCGTGCAGCTGCCCCTGGCCACGGCCGAGCTGACGCAGCTGGTGGGCCTGTTCCAGCAGTTCGCCGACCAAGAGACATTCGTCGGCCAAGCCTCTGGCGGCGACATGCAGAAGGGTCCGAGCGAGCCGTTCCGCACGGCAGCCGGCGCCAGCATGCTGCGGGGGGACGCGGCCCTGCCGTTCAAGGATGTGGTGCGCAACTTCGACATGTTCACCGAGAGCCTGATCGGCTCGCTGATTCTGTTTAACGCCAAATTCAATAGCAGCGACACCAGCATTCGCGGCGACTTCACGCCGATTGCCCGCGGCGCCAGCTCGCTGATGGCCAAGGAAGTGCAGGGCATGCAGATCGACAACATCGCGGCCACCCTGACCGACGAGGAAAAGCCCTACCTGAATGCCCGCGCGCTGCTGCGCTCCCGCATGCGCGTGCGCGACATGGACCCGACCGATATGGTCTACGACGACACGAAGTGCGACCAGATCGACCAGCAGCGCGCCCAGGCCCAGGCCCAGGCCCAGCAGCAGCAAGACCAGATGACCCAGGCAGCTGTGCGCAAAACGCTGTCCGAAGTCCTCAAGAACATCGCGCAGGCCAACAAGAACTCGGCAGGAGCCGAGGCATCCGTGGCCAACCTGATCCTGCAAGCGATGGAGAAGGGGATCAACCCCGACATGTTGGCCGCAGCTACCCCCCAAGGAAACGCCAATGAACAATCTGCCCCAGCCCAAGGAAATGCCACCGGAAATAGTGCGGGAGAATCGCCTGATAGCGCAGCTGCGAGCCAACTCCCAGGAACCGGGCTTGGCGGCCTTGAGGCAGCTGCTGGAACTCCAACTGGCCCGGCAGCATCGAACGCTGCGGCAATGCCCACTCGCTGAGTGCAGCCGAGAGCAAGGGAAAGCCAAGGTCATCCACGAGCTGCTGACCGTCATCTACGACCCGGAGAAGACGGGAATCTTCAACTAACAGAAAGAGCACATCATGCCCGGAACCACCCCCGCGAATACCCCCGCCGCAGCCCCTGCAGGAGCCCCCGATGCAGCTGACGATTCGACCTTCGCAGACGCGTTCGCCGCAGCGACAGCTGACGGATCGGCAGCTGCTCCTGCAGCTGCGCCTGTGGAAGCGCCCGCCCCAGCACCCACTCCTGCTGCGGACAGTGCAGCTGCACCCGCTGCTGACGCCGGGGCTGCGCCGGCTCCCACACCTGCTCCTGCACCCCCTGATGGCGTGGGAGGTGGTGAACCGCCCGCCGCAGGAGGTGGAGCTGCTGCACCGGCTGCAGCGTCGGAGCCTGCTGCTGCGCCGGCTCCGACCGTTGATCCGGCTGTGGCTGCGCTTCAGGCCCAGATCGAGGCACTGAAACAGGAGCTGGCTACCAGCTCGGTCGCCGGTGCACCTGCCGCGGCGCCTGCACCGGCACCCGCCGAGCCCCCACCCACCTACTCGCAGGCCGAGCAGGACGCGCTGGCCAAATACCGCGAGGAATGGCCCGATATCGCCAACGGCGAGGCCCTGGCCCGCCGTGCCGAGTACCAGCAGCTGGTACAGTGGGTGTTCGGTCAGATTCAGCCCCATCTGGATGCGCTTCGCCAGCAGAGCGGCCAGACCTTCGAGCGCACGCAGTACAGCTCGCTCAAGGAACTGGTGCCCGATTACGACGACGTGCGCGACCCGACCCTGGCCTGGATTGCTACGCAACCTGCGTACCTCAAGGACGCTTACCAGAAGGTGGCCAACGAGGGTACCCCCCAAGACGTTGCCGATTTGATCGGCCGCTTCCGCAAGGAGACTGGCTGGGTCAAGGCCGGCGCCGCCCCGGCCTCTGCCCCCGCGGCTGCATCGACACCCGCACCCGCTGCCCAGGCGCCCGCGCCCGCAGCTCCCGCACCCGCTCCGGTCAATCCGGCAGTGGCCGCCGCAGCCGCCGCGCTCAAACCCGTGGCTGGCTCGCGTTCCCAGCCTGCAGCAGCGGCAGACCCTAACGACTTTGACGGGGCCTTTGCTGAGGCTACTCAGGCGCTATCTAAGTAGGAGTAAACCATGTCGATTACCAACGCTCAAATCAACGGCGCCCTCATTACGCAAGCCCAGAAGGACATTCTGGTGGCGTGCAATAGCGGCTCCGTACCCACGGCCACGATCAATGCTTGCAACATCTCGCTGGCCGACAAGCTGCTGATCGACATGGTGGAAAACGGCTCGCCGACCCGCATGGCGATCATGGCCAGCGAGTGCTCAGAACCTGTCAAAGAGATTCTTCTGGCAATAGCTGGCCTGTAAATAGTGACTACAACGGAGGAATCCGCTATAGTTGCGTCTGTTAGTGGCACTGTGTCAGCTCCTATGCAAGCAGGAACGGGCGCACTGCGAGTCTTGGATTACCTCAATTCGCGGTCAACACCTTCTAGGAGCATGTCATGACCTCTGCAGTTTCCTACGGCGATATCACCCCCCGTACCGCGGCCTATGCCGTCGCCGGCTTCCTCAAGCGCGGTATGCCCTTCTTGGTCATCGAGAAGTTCGGCCAGACTTACCCTCTGCCCCAGAACAACACCTTGGTCGCTAAGTTCCGTCGCTACTTCCTGTCGGGTTCGACCGGCGCGGCTGGTAACGGCAACCCCTCTTCGGGCGCATGGGGCATCCCCGTGGCCACGACTCCCCTGGTGGAAGGCGTGACCCCGGCCGGCCGCAAGCTGTCCAATCAGGATTACACCGTCACCATGGCCCAGTATGGCGACTACATGACCATCTCCGATGTGGTCATGGACACCCACGAAGACCCCATCCTGGCGCAAGCCACTGAGGTTCTGGGTGAGTCGGCCGCGCTGACCATCGAAACCATCCGCTACAACGTCCTGAAGGCAGGCGTCAACGTGTTCTACGCTAACGGCGGTGCCCGCAGCTCGGTGAACACTGTCATCACCCAAGCGCTCCAGCGCTCGGTGACGACCGCTCTGCTGCGCCAGAACGCCAAGCGCATTACCTCGGTGGTGAAGTCCACCCCCGACTTCCGCACGGAGCCCGTGGAAGCAGCCTTCATCGGCCTGCACCACCCCGATCTGGATAGCGATATCCGCAACATGACCGGCTACGTGAACCCCAAGCAGTACGGTACCGTGACTCCCTTCGAGAACGAAACCGGCTCCGTGGAAATGGTCCGCTACCTGTCGTCCACGGTGTTCGCACCCTTCCCTGACGCCGGCGGCGCCAAGGGCCTGATGCGCTCCACCAGCGGCACCAACGCCGACGTGTACCCCGTGCTCTACATCGCCCGCGATGCCTACGGTATCGTGCCGCTGAAGGGCAAGGACGCGCTGACTCCCATGGTGGTCAATCCCAAGCCCGCCCCTGGCGATCCTCTGGCTCAACGCGGCACAGTCGGCTGGAAGGCCTACACCGCCTGCGTGATCCTGAACGACGCCTGGATGGCCCGCCTGGAAGTGGCAGCCACCGCCTAATGGCATGGCCTGGGGTTCGCCCTGGGCCTTCCCACATCTGAACTCTAGGAGTCAATCATGGCACTCACCACCAACACCAAGTCGCAGACCTCCGGCGTTTGCAACGTCACCCATGGCCAGCTGGTCACGGATGGCGGCACCGCTGCTGCGTTGACCATCTACACCGGCTTCGCGCCGCGCTATATCAAGCTGGTCAACATCACCGCAGGTACCCAGTACGAATGGTACGAGGGCATGGCCAATGCCAACTGCATGAAGGAAGTGACCGCCGGCACTTACGCGCTGGACACCTCTTCCGGCCCGACGATCAATGCTGATGGTAGCTTCACCTTCCCGGCTACCACCATCGTCGCGTCCAGCACCTTCGTCTATCAAGTCATCGGCTGACACGGGGGGCCGATATTGGGTGGGGCCTAGCCTCACCCCTTTTTGGCCAACACGTTATGTCCCTACGCGCGGAGGCCACCTCTATGACCGATTGCATTGTGCGGATCGAATCCTTGGAAAACGGCTTCGAGGTGGAAGTTCTCGACCCCAAGATCGACGCAGCCAACAACAAGCCGAACAGCCGCTGGCAAGACCCCTACGTCTCGTATGCGTTCAATTCGTCCAAGGACGTGTGCGAGTTTCTGGAGCAGGTGTTGGACAAGCTCGCTCCCCCATCTGAAGCAAAGACCTTCGCAGATGCCTTCAAAAAAGCCACATCGTCCACCGACGACTAACAGGAAGCCCCCCATGCCCGAAGATCAAAACATCCTGGGCCAAGCCCAGAACATCCTGGGGGGTCAAGACCCCCTCGTGTCGTCCTCCGAAGCGGACGCTGCCCCCCTGCCACCCGCAGGCGCTGCGGCTTCGCTCGAAGACCAGATGGCTGCGCTGATGAAGCAGGTCCAGGCGCTGACCGCCATCATGGGTGGCACGGTAGGCGCCGTGGCCGGACTGGTGCAGAACGGCGTGGCGCAGCGCCCTTCGGACGAGGAACTGATGGCCCTGGCCACATCCACCCCGATGCCTGCGGCCAAGCCGATGCCCAAGGTCAAGATCATGCTGGAGGATAACGACAATATTCCTCCTGGCGGTCAGTTCATCTCGGTGGACGGCGTGGCATACATGCTGCAGCCGAACGTGGAGGTCGAAGTGCCACTGAATCTGCTGGAGGTGCTGGATAATGCGACTTATTCGGTGCCCGTGGTGGATGGCGACAAGAACGTGATCGGCTACAAGGACCGCCTGCGCTTCCCGTACCGCACGATCCGCGACCGCGGCTACCACTTCACCCCAGAGGAATAAGGTCATGACCCTCGGCGAACAACTCCATGAGCTGCGCGTGTCGATCCTACGCGACCGCAGCGACCTGATCGCCGGGGAGTCCGACCAGATGTGGACCGACGACCAGCTGCTTCGCTACATCAAGGACGCCGAGCATCGCTTTGCGCGGCGTACCATGATGCTCAAGGACGCCACCACGCCGCGCTTCTGCCGGCTGATCCTGAAGCAAGGCGTGCTGAACTACCAGATGCCCCGCGAGGTCTTCGCTGTCATCTCGGCTCGCCCGGATGGTCACGACTACGACCTCAAGCGCACCGGCCGCACACTGGTCCAGGCGCGCGACATTGATTACTCCCTGACCTTCGACCCCTCCCAGGCCGGCACACTGCTCCCCGGCGCTCCGTTGGGCTTCTACACCGACGAAACCGAAGTGTTCGCCGGGCAGAATTCGGTCAATTTCAGCATCTTCCCTCTCCCCGATGCAGCCAGCGATGGCTTGCTGGTGAACCTGCGCGTGGTGCGCGTGCCCGGCTGTGGCTATACCAAGAACGACTTGAACCGCGAGTCGGAGCTACCCGAGGCCTACCATCTCGATGTGCTCGAATGGGCGGCTTACCGGGCCAAGCGCAACAACGACGTGGACTTTGGCATGCAGCCGCCTGCCGCGGATCACCAACAGGCCTTCGAGGACGCCATCAAGCGCGCCCTGCAGGACCAGCGCCGCCAGATGCATGTGCAGACTGGCCTGCGCTATGGCTCCAACGGCTTCACCTGGGGGCGGTAAATGGCTATCCAAAATACCGGCTTCCAAGAGAACACCGTCCAGCGCGACAAGGACACCATCGTCTACGCGCAGTTCAGCGGGCTGCGCAACGACGTGGACCCGGAGCGCTTCGACCTGGGCGACATGACGGTGGCCAACAACATTGATATCGACCAGACCGGCCGGATCAGCCGTCGCCCAGGCTATACCCTCATGCGCGCCGGCGCTACCCACTCAATGTGGGCCACGCCGAACGAGGATATCTGCATGTTCGTGTCCGGCGGCTGGCTGCACCAGATGAACGACGACTTCAGCGACACCGCGCTGCTGCAGCTGGTCGACGGTGTATCGCCCATGAGCTATGACCGGGTGAACGACTGCGTGTACTTCTCCAACGGTACCGACATAGGTATCGTGCAGAACGGTGTGGTGCGCAGCTGGGGTCTGCCGGTGGCGCCGCTGCCGAACGTGGCGGCTACCATCGGCGCCATGAGCGCGGGCACCTACCAGTTCAACATGGTGTGGCTGCGTGCTGATGGCCAGGAGTCTGGCTGCGGACTCAACGGCACAATCCAGCTCGATGACAGCTCGGGCATTGACTTCACGATCCCGATAGCACCCAGCCCCGATGTGGTTGGAGCCATCATCTACATCTCGCCGGCCAACAGCGATCTGGTGTTCGAGGCTATCGTGTCGGCCCCCGGCCAGACAGTCTCCTGGCGCTCGGACCCTTCGAGCCTCAGCGTACCGCTTGCCACGCAGTTCTTGGGGCCGCCTCCGGCTGGTCACATGGTGGCTTTTTATCGGGGCCACATGTTCGTGGCCGCGGGCGACACGATCTTCATCTCGCAGCCGTATGCCTACGAACTGTTCAGCATGAACCGTTACATCCAGTTCGACAGCCGCGTGACCATGCTGATCGCGCTGTCCGATCTGGACCACACCGAAGCGGGCCGCTCCAGCGGCTTCTTCATTGGCACCGAGCGCTCCACCGGCATCCTGGCGGGCAATAACCCGGACGACTTCCAGTATGTGAAGAAGGCCGATTACGGCGTGGTGCCGGGCACCGTGGACGCCATGGACAGCTCGCAGCTGCGCGACGGCCAAGCCGGGGCGCGTATCATCCCGATGTGGCTATCCCATGTTGGTGTCTGTGTAGGCATGCCTGATCTTGCGATCAACAACCTGACTCGCGGACAATACAACTTTACGGCTGCTGGACGGGGGGCCGCACTGTTCATCCCGAACCCCGCACGTTACATCGCAACCCACAGTCTCTAGGAGCATCATCATGGCACTTCGCTACTCTGACGGCCTGCGCAATTTCCTGGCCAAGTATGGTTCGTTGGCAGATGCTCTGACCAATGGCCAGATCATGATCTATTCGGGCGCCCAGCCCGCGAGCCCCAACGCCGCCCCCACGGGCACGCTGCTGTGCACGATCACCGACAGCTCCAATGCCCGCACCGCCGAGGTACTGGCCACCGGCACGGTGACGCTGACCGGCGGTGCTTCCGGCTCGGTGGATACGATCACCGTCAACGGCGTGGAAATCATGGGCGGCTCCGTACCCTTCAATGGCACGCTGAACCAGACTGCGCTCGATGTGGCCAGCCAGATCAACCGTACCAAGAGCGCCGTGGACTACACCGCCTCGGCTTCGGGTGCGGTCATCACCATTTCGGCCATGCGCGGCACTGGCACCGTCCCCAACAGCTTCACGGTGGCGGGCACCAGCACCACCATCACGGCCAGCTATACGGCCATGAGTGGCGGCGTAGCAGCGGTCAACGGCCTGAAGTTCGACTACCCCAACACCGGCGTCATGGGCGCCTTCCCCAACCAGAAGTGGTCGGGCAACAACGTGTCGGATGGCTCGGCCGGCTGGTTCCGCTTCGTGGGTAGCGTGGCCGACAGCGGCGCGCTCGATACCACCGCCAGCCAGATTCGCCTGGATGGCGCCGTGTCCACCACCGGCACTGAGCTGAGCCTGAACAGCACCACGCTGAGCAACGGTGCCGAAACCCGCGTGACGACCGCCACGGCGACCGTACCCGCTCAGTAAGGGGTAGACCATGCCAGCGTTGACCGGAGTGGGCGCTACCGGCAGCGGTGGCAGCCCTGGCACTGCAATCACCATCGCCCTGAGTGGTGTCGGCAACCTGTCCATGGTAGGGCGGGTCGGCGCCACCACCGGGATCACCTACGGGCTGACGTTCACGCAGCCCGTCATGGCGCTCAGCCTGTCGGGCTTGACCGGCATCGCCGGCTCCCTGACCATCCCTGAGCCCATCGCCGGGCTGGCGCTGACCGGCCTCACGCCGGTGCCCGTATCGGTCGCGCTGCTCGCCCCGCTGCCCGTGTTGGCCATGCAAGCCTCGGCCGGCGTGGTCGGCACGCTGACCCTGCAGAGCCCGACCCCGACCCTGGTGCTCGGTACCGGCAACGGCTTGGCATTCCAGTGCCCGCTGCCGCAGCTGCTGATGGCGGGTAATACCGGCGTGTCGGCGGTCTTCGCGCCGACCATTGCACTGCCGACCCTGGCCATGACCGTGGTGCAGCAGACTGTGGCCCAGCTGAGCCTCCCCGCGCCACTGCAGACCCTGCAGCTGACGGGCCAGATCGGCGTCGGCGCTGCCCTAGGGGTGCGGGTACCGCCGCCGGTGCTCAACCTGCACGCCGTTACCGGCAAGACCGCGACTCTGGCCATCCCATTACCGGCGCCGCAGCTGGTGTTTCAGGGCGCCCTGGCCACCGTGGGCGTGCTGCGGCTGCAGACGCTTCCGTTGGGCATCCTGTTCAATACCGTGTCCTGGCCTACGGCGGCCCAGGTCAGCGCCCAGCGTGTCACCTACGCGCTGCAGACCGAACGTATCGCGCTCTCGCAGTACACCAACTACCCGTTCAATTCCTTCGTGATCTTCCGCGGGCGCAAGATGGGGGCCAGCACGGATGGCATCTTCGAGCTGGTGGGCGACACGGATAACGGCGTGCCGATCCAGGCCGAGGCCCGGTTTGGCATCACCGACATGAACACCTCGCACATCAAGCGCGTGGATCGCGTCTACGTCGGCTACCGCGGCGCCCATGGCCATCAGGTGCTGATCGTGCGGGTGATGACCAACGAATCGCAGCAGCGCGACTATGGCGTGCCGCCGTCGATTGCCTCGGGTCTGCATGGCGCGCGGGCGGTGCTCGGCAAGGGCGTGGAGGCGCGCTACTGGCAGTTCGGCATCCTGAACCGCAACGGTGAGAATTTCACGCTCGATACCGTGGAAGTCCAGCCGATCAACTACCAGCGCCGCCGGGGCAGCAAAGATGCGTGAGTTCGGCCCGGCTCGCAAGGAGCTATCCGGCGAGGAAGCCGCCCCCTACATCGGGGTGGCTCGCGTCCTTTTGGGCAAGCTCAAGAACGACATGGCATTCAATAAGCTGTCCTGGGGCACGCGCCAGCAGCAGCTGGAGGATGGCACCGTCATCGCCGTGACCTCGATGTATGGCGCGGACACGTTCCGCATCCTGGCGCCGGTGCCGCCCCCGCCACCCGTGCTCAACGCTGAGGTCATCGAGCAGAAGACCGGCATCGGCAGCGAGGAAGAGCAGATCGAGACAGACAGCAGCGCTCCCTACCTCTGGGTGGGCGCACGCATCGTCAGTGGTGGCGCCGACGTGCTGGGCGCGACCTCGGGCGACTCGGGCCGCTTCGTGAAGTTACATCTGTGTGTATGGGAAGACGACACGGCCGCGCCGGGGCACTGGGCCATCATCTCGAACCGCAACGCGTTGGGCATCTATGGCCAGCCGGCGTCGGAATATCCGCTGGGCGATAACCTGCTGATGCCGGGCGGCTCGGCTGCGGGTATTCCCTACACCGCGCGTCACCACTGCATCGGCGTGGATGACCAGTATCCCGACTGGCTGACCAGCGTAGCCGCCAACCTCAAGGCCCCGGTCCAGACGCTGCGCAACGCGACCTATGCGCCCGGCACCGCGAACAAGTACGACACGGTGGTCTTCTGCGACCCTGACGACCGCGCCGGATTTAACCCGTTTGGTACGCCGAAGTGGGCCAGCGGCAAGCCGGCCGGCGCCTACCGTATCAAGGTTATGGCCAGTGCAGACGACTGCACCAATTTCACGCCGGTGGAAGTCGAGGTGCTGCTGATGGTCGGCGCCCCGGGCGCTCATGGAAGCGTCACGCAGAAGGTGCAGTTCACCATCTCCGAGTTCACCACTTATAGATTCGGGATGCTTCCTTACGGCTGGTTTCCGCCCACCGGCCCGCAGCCGGTCCAGGAGTGCACGGGCCAGGGCGATTACGGCGCCAACCCGCACGGCCCACACTGGTTCCAGGGGGGCGGCTCGGTCTTCATGCCCCCGCCCCAGGTCGAACGCCCGGCAGGCCAGTACCAACGTACCAGCTTGAGTTGGACCAGCAAGACGATGGTGCCACCTACTGGCTTCGCGGCCGGCTCCTTTCCGGCGCGTGATGACCGTTGCCGTATGTGTGTCCCTCGGGGGTCTACAACATACGGGCTATGGATCATATGGAGTGCATACAATTCAGACGATACCCCTGGGTATTACCCCGGTGGCCCTAAGCCCTACGGGTACCACAAGGTGCAGATAGTTTCCATCGGGGGGTCGGTCATCAGGGGCGGCACCATTGTCAGCACGGACTACAACATTTATGTCAATGCCTTCGGTATGAGCAGCTTCGAGCAGATGGAGGACCTATCTAACCCAGGGCTAAGTGGGGTAGATATTAACGTGCCAGCGTCAGTGTGCTCTGCGCCCTACGATCCGAACTACCAGACGTCGAGTATCGGCCCATCCCACGGCGGCGGGGTTACTGCGATCCAGTTCGATGCGTCATGGTATTGGGACGCCTACGGCAAGTTCCACGGCACGGCTGGGGGCTTCAAACAGGGTATCGTCCCAGTACCGCCACCCACAGTGACCCAGTATCGGGTGCCGTACCCCTACGATAATTTCGACGGCAACGGCAATCAAATCCAATCCTACACGCGGGAATGGCGCAAATTCCCAAGTAGCTACGACAACGTTGTCGGCTACGGCTGGCCAGACCCAGCAGAGCCTACCCCTCCATAGAGGGGAATGTTAAACTCGCGTCTGTAACTAAAAGGGGGCTTCGACATGACACTCGCATTTTCTGGCGGCGGCCCACCCCTCGGACCACCCCCGCTGCTGCCCCCGCCACCCGGCCCGAGCAACGGCGCCCAGCAGATCGTCACGACTGGCTTCGGCAACGCCCAGAACTATGCCTCGACCGCCTTCAACGATGCGGTCGGCTTCTTGGATCGCCTGGGCACGACCGCGCAGCAGGTGGCCAACCTGCCGCCGGTGACGGCCGACCTCGGCAATATCGACACCTCGATTGCCCCCTATGCCGCACCGCCGGTGCCGGCGCGCCCCAACACGACCTTCACGCTGCCCCCTCAACCGGTCGATCCTGGCGTACCGACCATCGTGCCCGCGCAAGTCGGTACCGCGCCGGCATTCACGGCCGTGGCGCCTACACTGAATATGCCGGTGGCGCCTACGCCGCTGACCGACACTGCACCTACATCGCCCGGGATCAACCCTGTCAACGTGCCGGTGATCCCGGACGTTATCTTGCCGGCCGTGCCTAGCCTGCTGGGCATTAACGTGCCGTCTGCACCGCTGCTGAATCTGCCCACGTTCACCGCGGTCACGCCCGACAGCCCGCTAGCGCCAGCCTACATCTTCAGCTTCGGCGAGCAGACCTACACCAGCCACCTGCTGGATACGCTGCGCGGGCTGCTGCAAACTTGGCTCGACGGTACCAATACCGGGCTGCCACCCACTGTGGAGTCGGCGATCTGGGAACGCGCCCGCAGCCGTGAGGTGGCTGGCGCCAACCGCAAGATCGGCGAGGCCTCGCGCAACTTCGCGCGCAACGGCTTCACCAAGCCGCCCGGCGCGCTGGCTAGCGAGATACAGCAGGCGCTGCAGGAGCAGCAAGATAACCTCTCGACGGTGAGCCGCGACGTGATGGTCAAGCAAGCCGATCTGGAGCAATCCAATCGGCGCTTCGCCATTGAGCAGTGCTGGAAGGTGGAGCAGGGCCTGATCGAGTACAGCGGCCAGATCGCCGCCCGCGCGCTCGAAGCCGCCAAGTTTGCGCAGTCGGTCGGCATCGACATTTACCGCGCCGCAGTGGAAGGCTACAAGGGCCAGATTCAAGCCTACACGGCCCAGGTCGAGGTCTTCAAGGCCAACATCCAGGCCGAGCTGTCCAGGCTAGACGCTTACAAGGCTGAATTGGAGGGCCAGCGCCTGATCGGTACGATCAACGAGCAACAGGTCAATATCTACCGCGCCCAGGTGGATGCCACCAAGGCCGTGATCGACATTGCCCGCAGCCGGATCGAAGCGGCCAACGTGCAAGCCACGGTGAACAAAACCATCATCGAGGCCTACGCCGCCGAGGTGGGCGCCTTCGCCGAGCGCGTGCGCGCCAAGGCCGCCGAGTACCAGGGCTACGCTACCACGGTGCAGGCCGAAGTCTCGAAGACCCAGGTGTTCGTAGCCCAGTCCCAGGCCTTCAGCGCCCAGGTCGAGGGCTACAAGGCCGGCGTCACGGCCCAGGTATCGGCCAAGCAGCTGGAGCTGGATATCGCCAAGTTCCCGCTGGAGGTCTACAAGGCGCGCACCGAGGTGTTCCGCGATCTGGTCCAGGCCGAGGGCATCCAAGTCGATGCCGCCGCCAAGATGTACACCGCCGACGCCCAGATGCTGGATAGCCAAGTCAAGGGTGCCATCGCCCAGATCACGGCGCGCACGGACGTTATCAAGGCCCAGACCGAGGTTGCCGTGGCATCGGGCAACCTGCGCATCGAAGCCGCCAAGGCCAACGTGCAGACCCTGATCCAACAAGCCAACCTGCTGATCGAGGCCATCAAGGGCGGTGCCCAGGTGGCCGCCCAGCTGGCCAGCGCGGCGCTGTCGTCGGTGAATCTGTCGGCCCAGGTCGGCGACCACACCACCTACGGCGTGTCCAACAGCGTGTCCAACAGCACCAGCAATTCGGTGGGCAACTCGCAATCCACCAGTGTGTCGTACAGCAATGCGAATTCGGATAGCACGTCCACGTCGAACATCACGCAGGACAGCACTTCCGATATCACGGCGCACAATTACAACTATTCCAACTGAGGTCCATCATGGCAACCACACCCAACGATGACGATCTGACCCGCAGCCTGCCCACAATGCAGGCGGCGCCGATGACCTATGGCCAGCAAATGAGTGCCGTGGGCAATGCCCTCCTGGGTGTGCTGGGTGGCGCCGGCCGTTTCATCACCAATGCCCCCGGCAGTGGCGGTCCATTGGATCGCCTGGTGGGCGGCTTGGCGGCTCCCAACGCATCCCAAGCGGCGACGGTCCTGCCGGCTGCCCAGGCGGCAGTGACGCCTACACCCACACCCGCGGCCACGACGCCGCCGGCGGTCAAGGCAGCCAATGCGCCAACCAACGCCGCGGCGGCCCCGCCGCCTGTGGCCCCGCTAACCCCCCGCCGCGCTCCCGGCGGTGGCGGCGCGGCCACTGCTACTGGCCCGGCGCTGATCCCTGGCGAAACGGGTTACTACAACCAGAACAACCAGCTGGTACCTTATGGCGTGGACCTCGGCGCCAATGGCAGCTTTGGCCCGACCGCGGCGGCTGCCGCGCGCGGCGGCTACGCCCCCGGCGCCGAGGGCAAGATGCCCGGCATGCCCGCTGGTGCTGGCAACCTGATCGACCCCCGCATGTACTTCCCGTCCATGGTGCAGGCCCAGATGGACTACGCCAATGCGGCGGCCAACTCGATCTTGAACAAGGCCGGCGATGGCAGCGAGCTGGGTTATAGCGCCCGCCTGCGCGCGCTCTCGGCCATCTACAACAACGGGCTGGCCCAGGTCGGTCAGGGTGGTGGCAATACCTTTAACGCCGGCATCTCCAACATCTTGGGCAGTGAAGCCAGCGCGGGGGCTACGTTGGGCGCGGCCGGCATCCAAGCCTCCACCGCCTCGGCCGACCGCGCTGCACAGCGCGAGCTGCAGGAATTCATGTTCAAGAACACCGCGCAGAACATGGGCTCGATCACCACCCCGACCGGCCCTGGTGGTATGCCGGTGACGGTGACGACCACGGGTATGCCGAACGGCACGGGCGGCCTGAACCCGACCCGGCCGCAGCAGGAGCGCGCCAAGCCCAAGGAAGGCGCCACCCAGGTATTCAACGGTACGACCTATACCTACGCTAACGGAAACTGGAAGGCCCAATAATGCCGCAAGTTGACCAAGCCACCCTGGACAACGCCTATCAGGCCCAGCAAGACGCGATCACCAATGCCCACCTAGCGCCGCAGCCGGTCGAGACGCGCGGCCCGCTCGGGGAAATGGGCGCTGGCATCGCGCGCGGTGCCCTGGTGGGCTTGCCTTCGCTGATCGGTGGTGCGCTGAAGTATGCCAGTGAGCCCGGTCAGTCGCTGTACAACTTCGGCCAGGGTATGGTGCAGTCGGCCGAAGCCCGTGGCCAGAGCCCGAACCTAACGCTGCATCCCGAGCAGCACAACGCTGTCACCAACGCGTTGGCCAGCGGCGCCGAGATGGTGCCGCAAATCCTGCCCATCGCCGCCGCTGGTATCGGTGCCGGCACGCTGGGCGCCCCCGCAGCCCTGGCTACGGGCATTGGCGCCTTAGCCGGTGGCGGTCTGTTCGGTGCCGAGGCCGGCCAGCGCACCCTGGAGAAGGGTCGCGCCGCAGGCGTGGATGAACAGACTGCGCGCGAGGCTGCCCGTTTGAATGCTGGCGTGACCTTCGCCGGCCAAGCCGCGCTCGGCATGGTCGGTGGCCAGCTGCTAGGCACCGTGGGCAAGACCCTCGGCCCCCTGGTGGGTAAGGAAGGCCAAGCCCTGGCCAGTAGCGCGTTGTCCGATCTGGCCGGCATGAATGGCGTTGTGTCGCCCCTGCTCAAGCAGTTGCCAGCCAGCGCTGCCGAAGTGGTCGGCGCCAACGCCGCCCAGCAAGCCGCCAGTGCCAAGATCGAGCAGAGCTATGGCATCGACAACACCTCGCCGTTGGATGCGGCCCTGCAGTCGATTGGCCCCTCGCTGGGCCTGACCGCCCTGATGGGACCGGCCGCCCTGGTCGGCCGCGCCATGGGCGTGCGCTCGGCCCAGCAGCGTACCGCCGATCTGGCCAATGGCGAGGCCCCGCCCGAGATTCGCCGCCAGCTGGCCGACCAGTACGCTAGCCAGCTGCAGCGCGTGGACCCGGCCGCCGCCGAGGCCTTCCGACAGAACGCCCAGGTCGCTATCGACAACAAGCTGCACATGCCAGTGGATAGCCGCCTGCTCGACCCCAATACCATGCAGGCCCCGCTCACGCCCGAGCAGCAGGAAGCCGCCGCCATGCCGGCTACCTTCGCTGGTGCCGCGCCTGAGATGGTCGGCCCGCAAGCACCGGCCACCGAAGTCACCGCCCCCGCCTGGACCACCGAGCTGGGTGCAGCTCACCCGCGCGAGCCCGGCATCGACTTCACCCACAATATCGACACCAGCAATCTGGAGATTGCGGACCTGCACGGCCAGATTCGCCAGGGTCTGGAAGCCAACGGCATCGCGCCTGCTGCGCCCATGTCGCGCGCCGAGTTCGGTGCTCGCCCCGACATGACCGGCAAGAATGCCCAGACCGTGGCCGAGGCCTACCGCAACTATCTGGCTGACCCGGAAACCGCGCGCGATCTGATGCGTCAGGACGCCGACGCCTATGACGCTATCGGCCGCGAGCCGGCAGCGCCTGTGATCCCTGATGCGCCGGCCGACACGATGCAGGCCCAGCCCACCCCCAAGGAACCGCTGGCCAACAACGCCATGGCTGATGCCATGACCGCCGCGTTCAAGAAGGCTGATGAAGACCGGGCCTATGCTGAGCAAGCCGCCAAGAAGGCCGCTGAAACTAACGCCATCGGCAACATCGGTGCCGGCGAGCGCACTGCTGCCGCAGCCGAGGCTGGCCAGATCGCAGCCGATATCAACGCCCCCAAGGGGCGCGACGCCATCGTGGACGACTGGAAGACCGCGATGGAAGCCAATGGTATGGATACCAAGGCCCAGGCGCTGACCCCGTTCATGAAGCGCCTGGACAACCTGGGCGTGATGGACATGGCCACGCACCGCGAACAGATCGACGCGCTGCAGTCGATCATTGATGACAAGACCGCATCGCAGACCACACGCGACCGCGCCTCCATGCTCAAGGAAGCCTGGGACAAGGACATGCCCGATGTGTTGGAGCCGACCGGCGCCGCCCCAGGTGTGAATACCCCGGCTCCTGCCAATGCGCTGGGTGAGAACATCCCCCAAGCCGCGCCCGAGAATGCCGCCATGTCGCCCAAGCTGGAGGCTGTGGCCAACACGTTGGAGAGCAATCTGCAGCAGGTCGGCGACGTGGGCGTGTCCACCAAGGCCGAGATGATCGCCGACCGCGTGGCCCAGCTGCGCGTGGAGATGAACGACCGTGTGAACGCCGGCGAGAAGCTCTCGCCACTGGAGCAGGAGCGCGCCGAAGACCTGCGCGACTTCGCCCATCTGATCGACAACTACACTGAGGGCAAGGCCACGCCCGCCGACGCCCAATGGGTGAACGATATCGCCAAGATGGTCGATGAAGCCAGCAAGCCCTACACTGAGTCGCTGCGCAAGGTGGAGATTCCCGGCCCGAAGATGGACGATGCGAATCAGGTAGACCCGGGCCTACTGGCCCCATCCATGCTCTCGCACAAAGCGGTCGATACCATCACCAACCTGAAGGAGCAGGGCTCGGCTCCATGGGTGCGCGATCTGGCCGCCAAGCTGGAGCCGCTGATGGGTGACACCCAAATCTGGCCGGCCCTGGACCGTGCGCCCGAAGAAGTCACGCTGAAGGGCGGCTTCAAGGGTACCGAGGTTGGTGGCTACGATATCCCCAAAGACACTATCGAGATTGGTCGTGCCACCGAATCCACGATCCTGCACGAGGCCGTGCACGCTGCGACCGCGACCCGGATCAACGAGGCTCTGGCCATCAAGCGCGCGTCCAACCAGCGCGAAGCCCAGCTGCTCAAGGCCCGCGACCAGCTGCAGAGCGTCTACGACGAAGCGACCAATCTGCCCGGCGCCCGTGCCCAGTACGGTATGCAGAACCTGCACGAATTTGTGGCCGAGCTGCACTCGAACGCCGAGTTCCGCGATTTCCTGCAAACGCGTGGCTTCATGGGCCGCGTGATCGACGCTATCCGTCAACTGCTGGGCCTGAGCCCACGCGACAACGCGCTGGTGGCCCGCGCCATCGACGCCAGCGAACCGTTCTTCTCGACCGAGCGCCTGAACCAAGAATACGATGGCCAGCCGCTGGGCGCCATGAAGGCTTCCGACGAGATGCTGCAGCGAACCCTGGCCAAGGTGGATAAGGACGCGCTCAAGCTCGACCCGACCAAGATCAGCCTGGGCGCCCTGCGCGGCGCGCTGCCGCTGCAGACCGTCAGCTATATCGCCAGCCGCGCCCGCGCGCTGCCGGAGCTGGTGGACAGCGGCTTCACCAAAGGGCTGGACGCCTTCCAGCGCGCCAACACCTCGCACGAGGTGGTGCTGAACCGCCTGAACGATGTGGGCAGCAAGTACATTACCGACCTGGGCCGGCTGCTACGCCCGATGGACGAGGCCAAGCGCCAAGGGCTGGAAGCCGAGATGAAGACCATCGGAGGCGAGGCCAGCCGCATCGGATTCGACTACCGCATGAATGGCAAGGACAACCTCGCCGCTAACGGCGCCCTGGACCCTAAGGACAAATCCTATATGGACGAAATCCACCGCAGGTTCACGCAGCTGCAGCGCTCGAACCCTGAGGCCGCCGAGCTGCTGGAGCGCGGCGAGCTGCTCAACCGCAGCCAGCTGACGAACAAGGTGGCCACCATCATCGCTAACCTGATGGACGACTTCTCCAGCCGCGCGCGTCATCTGGAAGCCGAGCTGCAGCGCATGACGCCGGTCGATGCGGATTACGCGCGCAAGCAGGATGCGCTCAATCTGGCCACCACCGATGCCGTGTTGGCCAGTCGGCACGCGGCCAAGCTGGACCTGATGGACCCGACGCTGAACGAGGGCGCCAACAAGGATGCCAAGAAGTGGCTCGACACCGGCGCCTACAACCTGTCCACCCGAGTACAAGCCGCCCTGGATGACGCCCGCAAGCTGCCGGATAACTCGCCGCTGCGCCGCGCGCTGTCCGCTGTGGACTCGATGTACCAAGCCGAGAGCCAGCATCCCTACTTCAGCCTGGGCCGCGATGGCGACTTCTTCGTCAAGGTCGCGTTCAAAGGCGTGGACAAGGCCGCCAACGACCGCATCCAGCAGGCGCTGTCCGGCACCAGCAAGGTCGTGGGCGACCTGACCCGCGGCGACAGCCATGCCTTCTTCCGCGTGGGCTCGGCCGATGAAGCCCAGGCCCTGCATGACAAGCTGGTGACGGCCGGCCAGGGCACCGTGGTGGACACCGCCTGGGGCCGCCAAGCCGCCAAGATCGCCGACGTGGCCAGCGTCTCGCCGGCGCTGCGCACTCTGCTGTCCACCATAGACGACATGCACTACGACGGTCTGAATAGCGAACTGCGCGATCAGGTCAAGGCCCAGATCACCCGCCAGCTGCTGTCGATGATGCCGGAGACGGCCTCGCGCAGCGCCAGCATGGGCCGCCGCGGCGTCCCTGGTTATGATGCCGACTTTATGAAGTCGTTTGCCAGCCGCGCCTCGGGCTCGGTCAACGACACTGCCGGCATGTATTCAAGCCGCGCCTACATGGCTGCCGCCACCCAACGCGCTCAGGCGATTGAAGACCTGAACCGCTCCGGCAGCGCCGACGCCCGCCAGCGCGCGCAGCTGATCGATGACGAGATTAACAAGCGCTACAGCAACTCGCTGAAGGCTACGCCCAGCGACTGGGTTTCTACCGTCAACTCGCTGTCGCATAGCTTCTACCTGGGCATGAGCCCGGCTTTCCTGATCCGCACCATGGCCCAGCCGTGGCACCGCGGCATCCCATTGATCGGCTCCAAATTTGGCTTCGCCAATGCCATGGGCGAGCTGATCCGCGCCCAGGCTACTGGCATGAAGCTGGTGGCCAACTCGGTCGCCGCCTCGACCAGCCGCGACGGTATCCACGGCCTGATCGGTGCGCCGGTGGAGCTGAAGAACCTAGGCCTGAGCCCGGCCGAGCAAGCCTGGGTCGCCGAAGCTCACGCCAACGGCAAGCTAGACCTGGGCCAAGCCGCCCAGCTGGCCCACGCCGCCCAGGGCGAGCAAGGCCGCCTCGGCGACGCCATGCGCTACGCCTCGGCCACGGCCCAGTATGCGGAAATGTCCAACCGCTTCGGTATCGGGCTGGCCGCGTTCCGTCTGGCCAGCAAGCGCCCCGGCCTGCTGGCCGCCGGCGAGACGCCCAGTTCCTACGCGCTCAAGGCCATGGAGCTGTCCATGGATGACTTCTCGCAGTCCAACACCGCTCGGGCCATCGGCAAGAACGGCTGGGCCGGCAAGATGACGCCCCTGTTCACGCAGTTCCAGAACTACAACCTGCAGACCATGCAGCAGATCGCGCGCACCGTGCACGATGGCTTCTTTGGCCAGGACAAGAGCCCCGAGGGCCTGCAGCGCGCGGCCGAGGCCAAGCGTGAATTCGCCGGCCTGATGGCCACCACCGCCACCATCGCCGGCGGCCTGGGCATGCCATTCGCCAACGCCTTCGCCGGCGTCTACAACATGCTGACCCAGGACGAGGACAAGCCGCAGGACGTGCGGATCGCCCTGCGCAACTGGGCAGTCGGCACCTTCGGCAAGGAGATGGGCAACGTCATGCTGCACGGTCTGCCCTCGCTGATCGGTGTGGACTCCAGCACCTTCGGCGCCCAAGGCATCTTGCCCGGCTCCGACTTCCTGGCCGACCGCACGCTGTGGAAAGAGCGTAGCGAAACCCAGGTGCGCAACAGCCTCGGCCCGGCCGTCAGCCTGGGCTTGGACCTGTCCAATGCCGTTAGCCGCATGGCCGATGGCTACTGGATGAAGGGTATCGAGGCCGCGCTGCCGGTAGGTATCCGCTCCTTCTACAAGACGGGTGAGATGCTGGCCGGTAACGGCTTCTACACCGACAGCAAGGGTAATCCCACCCCCATGCCGGTCGGTGCCAGCGATATCGCATGGCGTGCCCTGGGCTTCCAGACCTTGGCCAAGGCCGAGCAAGGCGACGCCCAGCGCGACTTCATCATTAATCAAGAGCGCCTGAAGAACCGCAAGCAAAACATCGAGGACCAGTTCGTTAAGTCCACGATGGACCCGAGCCGCACCGAGGGCGCTGTGGAAGCCTTGACCCGCTACAACCACATGAACCCGCTGCAGCCGATGACCATGCAGGATATCCAGGGCGCAGTGCGCAACTACTACACCTCGCGGGCGCTAGGTGAAGCCTCTGGCCTGGGCTCGCCGGTATCGAAGCGGGGCTTCCCGGTAATGCAGCAAGAGGAATCGTTTGCTGCTATGCCCCGGCCCAACTAAAATCATGCAAATTAAACTAAAGGGGTGGATATGACCTGCTGCTGCATCGAACGTGACTTCTGCGTTCAAGCGTCCGAGACATGGCACCCCACGATCCGCTGGAGTTCGGGGGGCCTGACGACCAAGCCCATATCGGGGATCGCCCAGAGCGCCCCGGCCCAAATCACCAGCGCTACCCATGGCGTGCCCGCCGGCTGGCCAGTGGCCGTCACTGGTGTGCAGGGGATGACCCAGATCAACTGCAACAGCTACCCACCGGCCAAGGACCAGTTCCACTACACGACCCTGGTGGATATCAACACGCTGCAGCTCAATGACGTCAGCTCGGCCGACATGTCGCCCTACCTGTCGGGCGGCTTCTTGGTCTACGCCACGCCGCAAGACCTGTCGATGGTGACGGCCTCGCTGGTCATCTACGACAACCCGAACCATACCGGAACACCCCTGGCGACGCTGACCGATTCAGGCGGTGGCATCGCGCTCGACAACACCCTGAAGACCATCACGCCGCTGCTGCAGACCGCGGGCCTGACGTGGACGACCGGCTATTACACGCTGATCGCTACCTCGACAGGCTCAGGGGTTGTCACGGAACTGATGCGCGGCACTCTGACGATTGAATAATATGCAATTTAACTATCCCCCCGAGCACCTCCTGCACCCTGGCCTGGACGGCATGGATCGCGAGGTGGCTGTCGATCTAGGTACGGGCTCGCTGTCGGTCATGAAAGAAAGCGAGCTGATGCGACTATCCGGCCAGTCTGAGAATGACGACGAGATAGTGCATTGGGTACAATACCACCTGCCAGCTGATGGCCGGATGGTACACCGCAGTGTCCATGTGCATCTGAAAAAGGCCAGCTCGCCCGTGATGGGTGCGACGGCGGTATTCGGCTAATCAACCTAGGAGTAGACCATGAGTTCTCAAGCAATGTGCACCAGCTTCAAGGCCGACTTGCTCAATGGCAAGCACTGCTTCGGTACCGGCGTGACGCGCGGCACGACCGCTGCTGACACGTTCAAGGCCGCGCTGTATCTCACCTCGGCCACGCTTGGAGCGGGCACTACCGCTTACTCGGCCACCAACGAGGTATCGGGCACTGGCTACACCGCCGGCGGTGTCACCGTGACGAATGCGACGGCTCCTGCCACTTCCGGCACGACCGCCTTCTGGACGCCCTCAGCCTCCATCGTCTACTCAGGCGTGACCCTCTCGACCGCGTTTGACACCGTACTGCTCTACAACAGCACCCAGGGTAACGCCGCCGTGTCGGTACACACCTTCGGCGCTCAGACCATCACGGCCGGCACGCTGACCCTGACGATGCCCTCCAACGACGCATCTAACGGCCTCCTGCGTCTGGCCTGATCGGTAGCCGGGGGTTCGCCCCCTTTTCATAGGGGGCGATATGGCGACGACTTATTACCTCGACTACGTAGGCGGCGGTGATAACAGCCATGACGCCAAGAGCTTTGCCAACCGGGTCAAGAATTGGGTCAAGATCACCCCAGCGGCCGGGGATGAAGTACGGATCATGGCCTCGCCCGATCCTACTTCCCTCGGCAGTGTCTCGTGGACTTCGGCCAGCGCCAATATCACGCTGGCCAGCGCTGTGACCTTGGCCGTGGGCGACCACAGTAATGCCTGGACCGCCAGCACCAATGTCACGGCCGCAGCCAACAGCATTGGCAGCCAGCTTATTTCTGGATACCAGACCGACCTCACCATCGCCAGTGGCTTCACGACCGGGCTGGTGGGCTACTTAGCCATTTCTTCCCTGAACCTCTCGGCCTACCAGCAGCTATCCCTGTTCTATAAGACCGATGCCAATGTGTCGGGCCTGGAGCTGCGCCTGTGCACCGATACGGCCGGCGCCACCGCCGTGCATACCGTGCCGCTGCCGGCAGCAGCCAATAACGAATGGCACCCCGTCGTGGTTGACTTCGGCACCGGCCTGAACGCGGCGATCCAGTCCATCGCGGTGTATGCGACCACGACGCCGGGCGCCGTGAAGGTATCGCTCAACAACTTGGTGGCCTGCAAGGCATCGTCCAGCTCCGACAGCCTGACCCACAATTCGTTGGTGGCCAAGATCAACGCGCTGCCCTGGGCGCCCAGCACGGCCTACAGCCTGAACGATATCCGCAAGCCCCTGGTGGTATCCCGCAACGGCTGGGGGTATAAGTGCACCACGGCCGGCACCAGCGGTAGCTCGGAGCCGACATGGCCGGATCGCAAGGGCGCGACCGTGACAGACGGGACCGCCATCTGGACCTGCAACGACTTGGAGGAAATGTGGTACTCCATCGTGAATTTCAACGGCACCACAGTGCTGCTGGAGGAAACGCAGTATGTGGGCGCCACTGAAACGATTGCCAGCTACAAGCGCGAGCCCATCGTGATGGACCCGGCCTTCAATGCCGGCGGTGGCGGCTGCCTATACGACGGCACCAGCCGCAACTACATCAAGCTGTCGGGCGGCTGGGATACCACCACCATGTCGGCCCAGACTGGCGAGACGTGGATCGCCGGTCGCAACATGCAGCTGTGGCCGCTGCGCCGGGTCAACGCCATCACGCCGACCGCCTACCAGGGCCTGAAGTATTGGAACATCTCGCACCTGCATTTCCGCCGCCACGTCTACGGGATCAACGCCCAGAAGTGCGACTTCACTCTCACCAACATGTCGGTGGGTAGCTCGCTGATCGCACTGGACGAATGGAACACCGCGAGCAGTGTGGCGTCGTCGGCCGTCATTACCATGAAGGCCGTCAAGTTTCAGGGCAACCACCGCATCCTGCGCTACGAGGGCGCCGATATCAACATGGACAAATGCGACCTCGTGAACGGTCGCCTGCCCGACCCCTCGCTGACCACCGACTATGCCGAGGTGGACGCCTACCCGGTGAACCCGGAGATTGGCAATGTGGAGGCCAGCAACTACACCACTTATGTGAGCAGGACGCGCATGCGCGGCGCGGGCTTCCGGCTGCGTGGCGGCCAGGGCCACTTCTTCCCCGAGTGCGATCTGGACCCGGCCAACTACAACAACATCGCCGCCAGCTCCGACTGCACCCTGCTGCGCTGCGCCAACTGCTTCGACGGCAGCAACAACCAACTGTTCGGTGCGCGTGAGCGCGGCTGGATGAAGGTGCAGGAGTGCACCACTGGCCACCCGTCCGTGTCCTTCATCGACGCCCGTGCCACGGCCATGATTCAGACCGACACCAGCACCGTGCACACGGGCGGCGGCCAGTCGTGGAAATTCATTGCCAGCGATACCTGGGGCTCGCTCTATCAGGTGGACCCGTCCGACCCGATCAAGCTGCCAGTGGGGCGCATCTATGTCGCCTCAGGCACGACCAAGACCATCTCGATCTGGGCGCGCACTGACTCGACTTACCTGCACGGCCGGCTGGTGGCGCGCGCCGCCCAGTTGGATCAGGTGCCGGAGCAGGTCGTGGATATCACGCCGGGCTCTACCAACACGTGGACGCAATCGGGCGCGCTGACCATCACGCCCAACACTAGCGGCGTGATCGAGTTGGAGGTGTGGTTCGATTGCGATATCGACCCCGGCAGTGTCATCGGCAACTTCTGGGTCGATGACCTGACGGTGGTCTGATATGGACCTGACCACCCTCGACTACACGTACCGCGGCGAACCGTTCGTTCAGGTCGGCCCGACGACCGACGAGGGCAGCCTGGATATCACGTATCGGGGTGAGCCGTTCACCATGTACACCCCCGGCTCCGGGGGCACCACCGTGGCACTCACCGGCACGGCCGGCGCTGGCTACGTCGGTACCAGCATCCCCGACAGCAGTGCGGCGGGCATCGCGGTCAGCGGCGTGCAGAACACGCAAGCTGTGGGTAGCGTGGCGCTCGGTATCTCCCAGGCGCTTGGTGGCTTTACCTCCAGCGTGTCCTCCGGCATGGTGGTATCCGGCACGCCAGGGCACCTGTCTGGCGTGGCCAGCACTACCGGCATTGGCAACATCGTGCGCGGCATCCCGGTGGCCATCTCAGGCGCGGCCGGCACGGGCTCCGTGGGTCTGCTCACCCCCAGCGCTGTCAACGCGTTGCTGGGTTCCTCTGGCGCCGCCCAGGCCGGCACGATTGGCATTCAATCGACCGTAGGTAGCCTGGGCGGTATCGCCAGCCAAGGCGCGGTCGGCACGCCCGCCGCCGTCGTTCAGGCAGCGATCAGTGGCAATCAGGAAGCCGGCGCTGCGGGTGGCGTGGCAGTGACCCTTTCCAGCGCCGTGACGGGTGCCGGCAGCCCTGGCAGCCCTGGCAGTCTCCTGCGCCAGCAGCAGGTGGCGCTCACTGGCGCCCAGGCCTCGGGCGGCTCCGGCGCGCTCGCTCCGGCATTGGCCAATGTCTTGACTGGCGCCCAGGCCGCTGGCGCTGCTGGCAACATCCGGCAGGATCAGCTCACCGGCGTGGTAGCCGTGGCCGGCGTGGGCTCGATGGCTGCGGGCCAGACCATGGCCGGTACCCAGGCAGTTGCAACTATCGGGAGCCTCGCCTTGAACGCAACCATTACAATCAGTGGGGTACAGGCCAGCGGCATCGCCGGCCAGCCCATCTCCCAGCGCCAGCCCGGACGTAGCCCCACGATGGTCTACACCCCTGACGAACAGGTCTTCATCTACGCATCCTAGGAGCAGCCATGGCAACCGTCACCGACACACTAGGCACACGCACCTCGCTGGCCTATAGCGGCTCCAGCCTCTCGACCCTGGCCAGCGGCACCTACGTGGCCAACACCACCGCTTACAACTGCACGACCAACAAGCCGCAGGATGTGATCGTGGAGGTGGACTTGGCCACGACCAACTCGCCGGCATCGCTCAAGCAGTGCTCGATCTTCATCAGCGAATCGCTGGATGGCACCAACTTCCGCTCCGGCCCCACCTCCGGTACCACGACCACCCGTGAGGGCGAGCTGGTGCTGCTGGGCGTCGTGCCCATGACTACCTCTAGCGTCACGTCGATCAACATGTTCTCGGTGCGCCAAGCCCTGGGCTATGTGCCCAATAGCTTCTACGTCATCGTGAAGAATGAAACTGGGGTGGCGCTCACCTCCGGCACGGTCTACACCGCCGAGATTGCAACCACGGTAGCCTGATACCATGGCCACCCGCATCCGTCCGGGCAAGCGCAAAGGCCAGCCACAGGTCGGCATCGCCCTGGACCGCTCGAACCCGATCACCAAGGCCCTGGCCTTCGCCGGCGTGATGGTGAATGGCGCCCTGGTCGATCTGGTATCTGGCACGCGGGGCACGCCCTCGGGCACGACGCTGCCGGCATTGACCAACATGGCCACCGGCCAACGGGGTCTGCAGTACGGCACCGCAACCTCGGCCGCCACGGCGACCTACACCAACTTCGGCGCGCTGCCCGGCGTAGCTGATATCGCGCTCAACGGCGGCTCCATCTTCGTCTGGGGTAAATTCACCGACGCTGGCGGCTTCGCCGAGCGCAACGACAACAATTCGGTGAATGCCGGCTGGCAGTTCGGCGTGGATAGCAATGGCTTCCCCAGCTTCTTGGCAGAGCATTCCTCGGTCAACTTCATCGGCCGGGTCGTCACCAGCATCTTCGGCACGGCTTCCTCGGTCGCCGCCGCGTTCGCTGCCTCGCCGAGCATGGCCGCGGACTGCGCGATGTACATCGGCGGCCAGCTGCAGACCACCAACCTCGGCGCCCAGGGCTCCGGTACGACCGGCTCGGATTCTGCCAATAGCCTGTACATTGGCCGCAACTCATTCAACAGCTCTGGTATTAACACTTCAGGCTCTTGCACTGGTGCCATGGAGATGGTGCTGATCTGGAAGCGCCAGCTGTCGGCCGCCGAGGTCTTATCGCTGCACCAGAACCGCTACCAGATACTGCGGCAGGTGCGCCGTATGCAGGTACAGGGGCCTGTCACTGGGGTGACAGTTGCGCTCACTGGCGTCAGCAGCGCTAGCGCGGTCGGCACCCTAGGCCTGACCAATACCCTGGCCCAGACGGGCAACAGCAGCACTAGCGCAGTCGGTACCCTGGGCCTGACCGATACCCTTGCACTGACTGGCAACAGCAGCACCACGGCGGTCGGGGCGCTCGCTGCCAACCTAACGGCTGCCTGCACGGGCTCCAGCAGTACCGGCTCGACCGGCAGCATAGCGCCCAATATCATCCTGGGCCTGACTGGTAATGTCGGCACCTCGGCCGTAGGCAACGTGGCCCTGGCCACCGCGATCACCGGCAACAGCAGCACCAGCTCGACCGGAACGCTCGCCCCAGGCGATTCCGTGGCCACCACGGGCGTGGTCAGTAGTACCAGCCCCGGCAGC